TTGCCATCTTCCGTTTGCAGAAAAAGTACCTGGCATATTGTTTGCTGAGCCACTTACATTTACATTTAAGTTTAGGATACCTTCTAAATTAGTTGCTTTAGTTACCGTATATGCACCATTTTTATAGAATCCTTGTGGGTCTGATATTGTATTATACCAAGGCAATGTAACGAAACTACCTGATGGAAGATTAACATCTGTCATCCCACTTCCACTAATTGCACCTACTTTTATCTTACCAAATGTTTCTAAATCAACACCACTATACTCAGGGTATTTTAGTGCAGTATTACAAAACATATAAACATCATCTAAAAATGGTTGTTCAAAAAATGAACTTGTGTATGTGTATCCGAATTCATTAAAACATGCATCCCATACCTTTTTTAATCGGATTGCAGGTTTAAAATCCTGTACACCCATTGCCCCATTAAAATCATTTATTCCAAATGTTTGAAGGAATCCTGATTCAAATCGTAGTCCAGTACCATAATCTGCTAGGGGGTAAACTATATCTCCACCAAATAGTGAACCACTCCAACTGGATGTAATACTATTATAAGATGAAGTATGATTAAATTGTGATAGTGTACTTAAATCTGTTAGGTAGTATTTGTTCATATCTCTCGCAAAAGAAGATACAGTACCAAATAAGGATACCTCATAAGAAAGAATACCTAAATCACCTTTTAATTGTACTTTGTTTAATTGTATGTATCCACTAGCCAAATAGATTCCATCAAAATCTAAGTAAGCTGGAACTTTTGTATTAGTTGAAAAAAGGTAAGGTGTATCAACTGATATATCATATACATGCTCAAAGAATGCATTATTCTTTTTAGTTGCAGGTAACACAATAGTTCGGCTGAAATCTACCGGTAATGTACCCACATCAAATAGACCTGTGATGTTATCAGATACTAATATATCCTCATCATCAAATAGGTCTAATATACTACCACTTGCTACTAATTTGTACGCAATCGTATTTGTACTCGCAACTCCCATATTATATTATCAATTTATAGTTCTGTCCGTAATCAAATGTGAATGAGTATTGAATCAACTTATCTACTACACCAGTTTTGAATGTAATGTTAGATGAAGTGATTGCAATAGGTCTTACATCAGTTGATGGTTCGTTATATACCCAATAGATTTCATCAGATGACATCAATTGTTTAATTAAATCGTTTTCACTTTCAGGTAACCATTGTGTATTTGCAATCAATTGTTGTTTTGCATTTACAACGTATGGTTGAATTTGTGTATCGTATGGTTGATAAGATAGAGATGTACCTTCCCACGTTCCAATTTGTGGCATGTAGGATTTTCTATCTGTATTAAATGTTTCTTGCGATGCTCCGTATAAGTTTAGGTAATCAAATTGTCCGTATCTGTTTTTCCATTTGATTCTCACATTAGGATATTTCTGAATACAATCTACTTCAAATCTGATTGGTGAACCCAATGCAGTACTTCCACTATATGCCTGAACTGAATAGTTTGTTAATCCAATTGTAGATAATGGAAATCCACTAGCCGATGGGAACATAGGAAACTGAACGATTTGACCAGTTGTTGCTGTAGTTCCAGAAACGTTCACTGTTCCATTACCTGTACTTCCACTATAGATTATCCTAGTTGGAATAGATGTCCCCGCATTTCCCACGTAAACACTACCAGAACCGATGTTAATATCAAAGGCTGATTGTGATACCGGTCCATCACTCATTATAGGCCAATGTGGAGTTTTTGAGTATATCTGTCCGTTGATTGGTTCTTGAAATAATGCGTAACCATCTAATGCTTTGTAAACATCAGAAATAGTATGGGTAGAACCTGTAATATAAGTTGAACCTGATAACCATTGTGTATAGAAATCACCCTTAAATAAGGTTACATTTGAACCATTTGCTATTGCTAATTGTGTAAGAGTTGAGTTTAATATCTTACTAAAATCAAAAATACCTACTGCACTACCATTAGGGAATTTAGTAAGTGTATATTTTGCACTACCACTACTCGCTTCACTTCCTGTCCAATAGAATAGGTCTGCTACATACTGAAATCCTACATTAGCTGTATCCTGCGTTGAGGATAAAGTAAATATAATTGGACTCTGAGCTAAGGATGCTGATGGTGGTGTTTGAGTTATATTTAGGGCCATAGTTAATTCCGCTTTCTATAATAACCCAAAAGTTAAAGTTTTTATTGGGTTACCCCATCCCCTTAAATGCTTTACTAAATGTTGCACCAATCTTACCCATTTCCTGCTTTAATAACTCATCAACCTTTCCATTCATAAAAAGGTTTATTTGTTTCTTAAGTTCGGATGAGTTAAGTGCCTGTTTAGCAAAGTTAATCTTATCATCGTTACCTGTGGTTTGGTTTGCGACCTGATAACTTACATTAGGGTCATTCCACCACTTTCCATAATCTGCACCAGGAGGAGCAACATCTAATACTAATTCAAACTTATTTGGTCCCAACACTTTAACCATTCCAGATGGGCGATTGTACGCTTCCAATTTGTTTTTTAGGTTACCTGTTTTACGAGGCGCTCTAGCTACCGCCAAACTTTTGTAAGTTGTGGATAGTTGAGCGAGTGTTGGGAATTTAGCCATTAGTATGAACCGGTTATGTTATTGTTAATCGCAGTTGATAATCTACTAATCTCATTATCTGTTAGAGATGCAGTGTATATCAACATTGAGTGTGCAAACATTGTGTAATCAGATACATCATCAGAATCTAACCAATATGTATAACCTGCATTTTGTGATTGGAAGTTTAGTGAACTAGTCTCTTTAGTTAAGATTAAGTTTCCATTTTGGAATACAGATGCAGTGTTACCATTCTCTACTCTTACAGTCAACATACTCAATGAAGAAGATGTAAATGTAGATGCAGTAATTGGTAAATCTAATGTATGAGTTGTACCATTGTTCCAATATGTTTCCAATACAATGTTAGAGCCAGAAGAGTAAATCTTATTTGCTCTTTGTAATGAAGTTTGGAAGTTTCTGTTTCTAACAAATCCGTAGTTACTATCCTTATCCCATGCTCCGTAGAATACATAAGTTTGATTAGAAGAACTTGCGAAAGCGCCAGTTTGGAAAAATACCGATTTATTACAATTGAATACATTCGGCCAATCCCATGCATTGAATGAGCCAGTAGATAAGTAAACAGGACAATCTGGTCTGTTCTCTCCACATCCTTCATCTGCAGAATCTATACCGATAACTCTACTACATGCACTTTGGCTTACTAATTGTACACTATCATACCATAAATCGTTATTCTCAATAGAAGCAGAGAAGAAGTTACGGAAGTTTAAGTAAGAACTTAATCCTCTCGTTATAATCTCTGGTCCCAAAGTAGTTGTAGTACTTGTAGATGTTGTAGTTGTTGTACTAGTCGTAGTAGTAGTTGTTGTACTAGTAGTCGTAGTTGTAGTTGCAGGTGTAATTGGTGGTTTTTCTCCATTGTTTTTATCAATAGAAGAAGTAGTATTTGTTAAGAAAGCATTTAAGTTCTGTTGTATTTCATTTACACCAATTGCTCTATTGTAAACTAATTGATGGTTTACAAATCCTCTCCAACCATTCACATAGTTAAAAGCTAGTGATGATGTAACAGGAGTGCTAAATTGTGCTGTTAATAATCTAGTAGTAGAATCTGAGCCAGAAGGTGTTAATGTAGTAAATGGTTTAGGAAGTGTTCTACTTCCAACTAATGTAGAACCAGAATACATACTAAATGTACTACTACTTACCATAAATGTAAATAAAGTTAATCTATCTAAAGGCCAGTTAGCTCCTGTAACACTCATTGAAACTGCATAGTTTTCAGAAAGTGTACTTCCAGATTTACTAAATACAACTTGTTTATCAGTATCTAATGAACCTGTTGTTTTAGTATAAATTTTGTATTCATTTAGTTCTGGTATAATTGTGTCTTGTAAAGTAAAAATACCACAATTTGATGTAGTTGCTAAGTTTAAAGCTCCCCAAATTTGATATGTAAATCCATTTGATGTATTTGATGGATTTTGTATAGCTGTAAATGGCCCTAATCCAGCATTTAAGTTATCGGTTACAGTCCATAGTGTAGAGCCAGAAGCATAGGAATCTCCAATCTCAGGTACAAATTGAGATTGAGTATAATAAGTAAAATCGTATGCTTCAAAAGATGCAGTAGTAGTAGGATATGTTAACCAACTTCTATATGAGTCCAAACTCGGGTTAGGCCTTGCAATATAATTATTAGCATCTGGTCCAAATGGAACAAAATCACTACGGTATGTACAACTTCCACTTGCAATTGATTCTTCAGAACAAGATACAAATTGAGCTCCTGGATATTTAGAAACTTGATAACCATCAAACCAATTGGTCTCTACTTCAAATTCTAACCTACTTCCCTCTGGTACAGGGTATCCACTACAAATTGTACCAGGTAAACCTTCGTTACAATATGAACCTAAATAAGAAATACCACCATAAGGGAATGAGTGTGCTAATCCATTTAATGATGGGAAGTTAGGTGCTGGTTCAATACATCCTCTAGTATTAACAGATGATGTAAATCCATTAACTAATGAATAATTATTTTGTTCTATCTTATCTAATGATAGAGAAGATGTGTATAAAAATGCAGAGTTAATATATCCTCTAAATGCATACTGATTTCCAATAGAGTAAGAATTACCAACATAAAAATACCATCCAGGTTCTCCTTCATTTGGTATTAGAACATTAAATTGTGTAGGGTGATTTATACTTGATATTACAGTTGAACCAGAAAGGAATTGGAAATTACTACCAGTTCCATTAGGAGAAGCTTTAATACTATAAAGTGATAATCTATCCATTGGATAGTTACCACCAGCTAAACTTCCTGTTCTTGTAACAACACTACCTGTTAATTTACTTGTAACATATAATTTATTAGTATTAGATACACTATCCCATCTTGTGGATATACTCCATTCATCTGCTCCTGCACTTTGTATTACATTAAGTAATCCGTTCTCAGAACCTGAATTTGTAAAATCAATAGCTCCCCATATTTGAGAAGTGAATTCATTTACTGCTTTAGAAGATGTAATAATACCTCCATTGTATCTTATTTCTGCAGATTGTGTTATTGTATTACCATTAAATAGGTATGAATATGTTCTATTAAAGTCGTATGCCTGAAAAGATGCAGTAGTAGTTAATAGTGTATTTGGATACGAAGAAGTAATACTTCCTGTACCTGCGTATGTTACAAAATATCCTGGATTAGAACCGCTAAACGAACTTGTATAATATGCATCTTTCCATGTAATCTCAGTTCTATTAGTAAACGGAGCTGCTGTTACAGATGAAGAAATACAACCCATCAATACAGAACCAATAAGAGTTGGAGTCCAAATTTGTCCAATTTGTGAACAACTTCCACTATTGATTACAATACCCTCATCATTAGTTTCAAACCATTTATCATTAACAGTCCACGCATAAAATCCAGCTCCTGCTGGTATTGTTTGTGCCTGATTTTGATATAGGAAATCTCCTAATTCAATTGAAGAAGTTGTTGAGTTATAATATACTATTTTGCAATCTGCCATAATTTATTTTTTATTTTATCCACAAATATCTCTATCGTTACATGCAATTACTGATGAACTTACATCAAATGCCACACTTGCACTATAATTAAATCTCGCTTGCGTAGTAGTTGTTGTAGTTGGTGCTAATGTAGTAGTCGTTGTCGTTGTAGTTGTAGTTGTAGAAACTAATGTACTACCACTAACGATATTTGAATAACTACTTGTCAAACTAGCATATCCAGGTACACAATTTTGTCTAGCTCTGATATAGTAAATAGTAGAACTTTGTAATCCACTAAACACTAAATTTGCAGAACAATCTTCACTTCCAGTAATAGGATTAGGGAAAGTAATAATTGTATCAGCTTCCAAAGTTACTCCATCACACGCAGGTGCGAATGGATAAGATGCACTTATAAACGCTTGTGTACTATTGAACGATGCACTAAACAAAGTTGGTGTAGGGCAAGGTGCAATTGTAGTAGTAGTTGTAGTAGTAGGTGCTCCTGTTGTAGTAGTGGTTGTTGTAGTAGGAGAGAATGTTTGACAACTTATACAATTATCAAATATACCACCTGCTATCGCTCCACTATATTGTGCAGTAGGAACAGGTTGTTGTAAACTCCAACATCCACTAACAAAAGAAGATGTGATATTTACAATCTTAGAAAAATCCAATCCTGTAGTTCCACCAACAAATTGTACATCAGCAACTAAACCAACGTTATCACAACTTACTACTCTCCATATTGGAGGTGCTGCAGTTGTAGTTGTTGTAGTAGATGTAGTCGTAGTAGTGGTAGGGCCAGGAGGAGAAGTACACGGTGCAACATTAGGTATAATACTAACATTACCTTCACCACCAGCAATAACCGTTAGTGATGTATTAGGGAATACACAATATGTTTCTGAATAACCAGGTCCACTTTGTGTATCAGTTTGTATATTACCATTACAATCTTGCCATTGAACCGTTACAGCTGCTCCTAAGTAATCTACAATTGTAGTTCTACAGGTAGGTCCAGCAGTAGTGGTTGATGTTGTTGTAGTGGTTGGGGCAACAGTCGTAGTACTCGTAGTAGTCGTAGTAGGTCCTGCGGTAGTCGTAGTAGTTGGTGCTGCCGTTGTTGTAGTACTCGTAGTTGTTGTTGTCGGAGCACCTGTCGTAGTTGTAGTTGTAGGCCCTGCAGTTGTAGTTGTAGTTGGGAATAGGTCAAACAAACAGATATTCTTATCGTTATGAACTGTTACATCAAATGATGCTACCCAACCTGCTAAACCATTATCAAAATTATCTTTGAATGGAGTACAACTAATATCACCATCAACTTCCATAGCCTCTACACTTCTTTGAGTATATGAGGTTAAATCGTTAATGATAGCAAGGGTATTAGCGTGTATATCTACCACATCATCAACTCCTTCAAAAGGAATTACCTGTGAGTTAGTTACACCTACTGAATTATTATTCTTTAACTTAACTTTATCCGCAACGGTAAGTTGAATAGTAAAGTTTGAAGTTTTAGTTCCAAAGACAGTATTAGTAATTAAAACATTTCCCAACGGATAAGCTGGAAACTCTCTACTATCTATCTCAAATATATCACCTTGTGTAACTGACCCGATTGAAGGGTGGTTACTCATAATAGTTTTGAAATACTCTAATGTATTGTAATAGAGAGTAAAGTTTGTACCGCTATCATTTACTATTTGTGCCATTCACGTTATATTATAAGTTTATTCCTCCAAAATAGGTGTTAGCCATATTTGGATAAATTTGTGTTTGATTACCAACAGATTCTAAGTATTGTGGTATCTCATTAGAATAAGATATTAAATAGTTCTGTAATCTAGTCGCGTAGTAATCAGCATTTTGTTGTGCCTGTTGCTTTAAGTAATCTATTTCGTTCTTACCTGGTGCAACCGATTGGTCACTTAAATGTTTAACGGCTCCTTCACTCTTAAAAGAGATAGAAGAGAATGGAATATATTCTACTGCAGAATACCATATTAGAGTATTCTTTATGTGGTCATCCATCAAATCCTGATAGTAAACATTTAGTGTACCAAATGTATTATCAGCAATTTTAGCCTGTAAGAATTCAAATAAAACGGTACCTAATAAATCCAAAAGGTATTTATCTTGCGCTGTTCTAACAAAAGGCAATAACTTATCAGCATCTATAGCACCTTGCAATGGAGTGTTCTTAATGATGTCGTTTCTGGTAATGAATAAGACGTATGCCATATTTTTATTTTATTTATATACTTCGTAATTTTTAGTAAAGTTTGGCTGAGATGTATAAAGCCATCCTTCCTCTTCACTCATTTGTTGGATGTTTTCAGTTGGTCCGTCTACAGCATCAGGGTTTTCCATTTGTTTATTTGTCTCATCTTCTACCTGTCCAACTGTCTTATCAGTATCAGCCGCTTGCTCACTTAAGATTGCCAATGGTGTTAACTGCTCAAAATACAATTGTGTATCATCATATCCACCTTCTAATAGGGCATCTCCTATTGTGTTGATGATTAAGTTTTGGAATGGTTGAACGGTCATTGTTTGCATAATAGAGAATGCCGTTTTCATCTCTTCTGATTGAGAGGAGAATCCATTATTAGCAGTTCTAATACCAAACAATAGAGGTGAAGTAATTCTATGAGCAACTAAGATTCTATCCTGTGCGTATTCAGCAACATATTGGAACTTCTCGTGTAAGTTCTCAATCTGTATTGTATCAATAGTAGGTTTGTTAGCTGCATCATCGTTAAATGAAATCATAAACCTTCCTGCATTTCTTGTGCCTGTAAACTTTCTTTCAATTAGGTCTTCTATAGTATCTCTTTCCTCAGGTGCAGGAACTCCACTATTCATATTTACCATTACGAGGGGTAAAAATCCGTTCTCAATGTTGTTTAGGTGTAAATTACTCAACTCAGCCTCTACGAACGAAAATTGAAGGGCTGCAATCCAATCAGGGATACTATAATAGTACTTACCTGGTGTGTAATTCTTAACCCATAGGATTTCTCTCTTCTCATTAGATGTTCCAAAGGCAGGGATTTGTATTTTAGCTTTCTGTGCCTTCATATCAAACCAATCAGTACAATAGAAGTAGTTCTGAATCTTTGGATTATCGTATAACTTCTCAGCTCTTAGTGTTTGAACTGGTATATGATAGAATTTAATTATCTTTGTGTGTTCATCATTCCAATATACTTGAAATGCTCCGTTACCATAAAGTTTTAGGTCAAAGATTGCTCTCTTTAACTCTTCCTGTGGTACTAATTTAGCTAATGCATCCGTAAATGCTTCGTTCTTAGTGTAGATTCCCTTTCCAAAGATAAGGTCTGCTATACCTTCTATACACGCAGCGTTAGTTGTTGACGTGTTATAAGCCGCAGTTACCTCTGGATAGAAATCATCCTGCAATCCAATACCGAACGGTACCCAATTATAACGAGTCTTTGTATCCTCTCTTATTACGGGCACATCCTGCTGAGCTAAATTTACAACTGAAAAGTTTTGATACGATTTGTTCATATTACATTATTATAAATTCGTTATCAGTAATATGTGAAATATACTGATTATTTTGATTTGTGTATGTTGTACTTAGTGATTCTGATTGATAAACCTGAATAGAACCATTCCAAATGTTAGTTGAACCTGAATTTATTGTTGCTCTATACTCTCCACCAACTATTGCACCACTAATTGATGCAGTAAATTGTAGAATGTTTTCGTAATCATCAAAAGTATAACTACTAATAGAAGAAGTTGTATTCTGCAAAGTGTACATATCCTCTAACCTTAACGTTAAAGTAGGTCTACTAGTCATATCCTGTGTTCTAATAGTAATTAAGTTGCTGCCTGTTAAGTAATATCCCTGCATTATCTATGATTTATCTCTTATATAACACCAATTATCTACATTTTTTAGTAACAAAAAAGGGTAACCATTTCTGATTACCCAATTTATGTTTTATATTTAAGGTTAATTTAATTAACTTCCATATACAATTGTTGGTTGTGTACCTAATCCTGCAAATGCACTTGCGGTTGTTGAACCGGTTAAGAATGATGCTGGAGTATTTTCCAATCCTGTGAAAGTTACAGAGTATCCATAAAGGTCTCCTAAACCACCACCTGTTTGTATTGTACCCGCAGTTACATCTCCACCTTGATGTTCACCTACTAATAACGCATCACCAGCATTAGTCCAAACAATTATCTGAGGTCTACCATACGCCATTGTTTTCAATTGCGTTGTCATCTCAGGAGTTAATTTCTTTAAGTTAAGGGTCAATTCTTGTGAAAAGAATGTAGTACCATTATCTCTTGAAGAGTTAACTGTTTCTGTATAAGAAGAATTACCCTTAAGCTCATAATAGTAAACAGTTGTTCCTGTAGGAAGTGCGGATACTTGTCCATTTGCACCATGAGTAAATGAAGCAGTTGTGTAGTTAATAAAGTACACACCTTGCAATCCACCTACCGATTCCTTACACGGCTCCTGTCTTCCTAATGTTAAGTTACATGCCATAAGTTTTTCTTTTTATTTTTTGTTTGTCTATAACTGATTAAAGTGGAGAGTTTCCTCTCCACTTATTATTTTTAGTAAGCTCCGTAGTAAACGATGTCTTGTCCGATACCAAACTGAGTACCAGCTGTGTATCTCATAATAACTCTGTAGTTCTGAGAACCATCTAAGTCAGCCATGTCTAATACTTTAACTTGGTTGTAATCAGATAATAAACCTGTACCGAAGAATAAGTTAGATTTTTGTGCTGCTACGATTTTATCAGAAGATAAACCAGGGCAAAGAACGATTTCAATACCATTGAAGTTGAATGGTTTTTCACCAACGTTTAATTGGTTGTTCCATCCGTTTGCTCCTACTGCTCCACCTGCTAATGCTTGTTGGTAAGCCTTACCTACGTTAGTTGAAACGTAAAGTAATACATCTTCTTTACCATAAACAGTATCAGGAATAGTTTGTACTACTGAATCTAATTTAGATAATACGTTAGCTGAAGTTACTGAACCAGAGATGATTGCAGAACCACTACCTGCACTTCTTGCTGGTAATACTGCAGTTGAACCACCCGCTGCAATTGATGCAGAGAATGCTGTTTGGAAACCACCGAATTGTCCGTTAGTTGCTGCAGTACCTGCCCAAATTGATTGCTCAGTTGCTTGTGCTACGAATCCACCTACATAAGAAATCAAATAGTCATTGAAGTTTGCAGGGATAGTATCAAAAGCAGAAAATCCTAATTGTAAAGCTTCCCAGCTATCAACGAATTCTTGCTTACATAATTCCAAGTTAACTTGCAATTCTTTTGGTTCTAAGATTCTCTCAGTAAGAGATGCTGTACCTGCAGTTGTGAAGTCACAAGATGCGTTTACAACAATGTTGTCTAATTGTACTTTCTGAATAACAGATTTGTACTTTACGTTTGGCATAATAGTTACATATTTGTTATCCAACGTTTTAGCTGATAACAAAGCTGCACTAATATACTTTCCAGCAAATTCACCAGCGTATGTGCTAGTAATTTCTGGTTGTGCGAATTTTTGTAATTTTCTCATTTTTAAATGATTTTAGTTTTTTTGTTTATTTGTATAATTTTTCTAAGAAAGAACCTTGTGGGTTACTCTCTTTCAATTTATTTTTTGGTTTCATTGAAGAGAATCTAGCAGCTTCTTCAATTGGAGCACCATCTAATTTAGGTAGGTCTTCCATCTCTTCTTCTTCTACTTCTACTTCTACTTCTTCTTTTACCTCTTCCATCTTAGCGATTCTCTTTTCCATTTCTTCTATTCTGTAAGCCATATCTTCATACATCTTCTTCATATCAAATGGAGAACCTTCTTCGCCTGGCATTGGTTGAGGTGTTCCTTCAATACCATCGCCTGTAGGTAATTCCTCAGCTAATTCTTTTACTTCGTTTTCTTTAGGCTCCATAGTTGCAGAAGGGATAGGTTTAACCGGCTCCATCTCCATTTCTATGTTTTCTCTTTCTGTGATAACACCATCTTTGGTGATAACTTTGAAAGGTACTTCATTACCTTCAGTATCTCTTAATACTAACTCATGTGTACCATCTGGTGCAGGAGTTTTTGTTCCATCTTCTGATACTACTTCTACAGGCTCTCCCACGTCAAATGTAGGTGATTCAACTATAGTTCCATCAGCTAATCTTGCGTATGTCATCTCTACTTCTTCTTCTTTTTTAGTTATAGAAAGCATTGATACTATACGGTCTAATACTTGTTTTGAATTCATATTATTTGTGTTTATATAAGGTTTAACAATTATGTTTTTGTTTTTTCAATTTTTTTATGATATAACTAAATTTGATGAACTTAAGAATGTGTGTGATTTGTAAGTTAATGAGCCTGATGTATATGTTGCTTCAATACCACCTGTTACAGTTTTACCTGCTGCAGATGATGTTAAGTATGCAACTACAATGATACCACTACCTCCAGCACCACTTGCTCCGTTGTTAGTTCCATCTATATTTCTGAATGAACCACCTCCGCCTCCGCCGGTGTTTGCAGTACCTGCAGTACAATTGGAGTTATTTGAAGGTCCACCTCCGTTACCTCCACCGCCAGGTCCACCTTTTCCTGCAGCAGTTGCTTGAGCGTATGTTCCAGCTCCTCCACCACCGCCATAGAATACGGATGAACCATCTCTGATTGTGAATGCACTTCCACTTCCACCTGCTCCACCTGTTCCATTTGGATATGAACCTAATGGTGTACGACCTGATTGGCCTTTACCACCACCTCCTCCGCCACACGCAGTTCCACTAGTTCCTCCACCACCATTGTTTCCTTGTGTAGAATCAATAGTTAAACCATTTGTAGTATTGTTATCGGATTGACCTCCACCACTTCCACCATTATTTCTAGATGCTGCAAATGCTTGGTCGTATCCTACTCCACCTCCTCCGCCACTAGCAGAAACAATAATACTTCCACTAATAAATGATGAATCCTGACCTTTACTTCCTGCAGGTGATGCTGAGTTATTAGAACCTGTTGATGCCGCACCAGTACCTACGTTTACAGCATAAGTACCAATTGGTAAAGATAATGAGCCTGAGTAAACAACACCACCGGCTCCACCGCCTCCACCTGTTCCACATCCTCCACTACCTCCTCCTGCAACAACTAATGTCATTACACTTAAAGGTGCTAATGTAGTCGTAGTTGATGTAGTTGTGGTTGTTGTGGTAGTAGTAGTTGTAGCTTTTTGATAAACTAAGTTAACTCCGTTGTACACTGTCTGCACTTCGGAGTTACCTAAGAATACATTTGATAAGCTATTATTTCCTAAGAATACTGGCATAGATTATTTTTATATTACAAAGTAAATTGTATTTGCGTTTGTTCCTGCTCCACTTAATAGTGATGCCATTGATGCTGAATCTAATGTTACAATAAAGTTTCCTTGTGGTGTTGATGCGTATGTATCTCCTAATGTTGATACTAAACTACCACTCAATGAACCACTCTGTATTGTTGGATTAGAACCTGTTATATTCATTGAACCATTTACTCTGAACTCTCCATTGATTGAACCACTAGTTGCAGTTATACCAAGATTGTTTACAGTAATACCACCAGATGTTACAATTGAACCTTGTTGTGTCCAACTTCCTGTTGATGTAATTGTAGCACCGGTAAATCCTATGTTAACTCTTCCCGCTTGCAATGATGCAGTTCCACCTGCGTAGTTAGATGCCGCATTTCCTGCAGTTAGAGTTAGGGTTGCTGATGCACTCTGTGCGTTTGCATTAACCTGAGAAGTATAACCTACTCTACCACCTGCTGAACCCGTAGCCCACGTAGATACTATTGAAGTATTCACAACTGAACCTGTCATTGCAGTAGATGTGTGTCTGTTTACACCTGTTGATACTCTACTCAATAGTGTATCACCACTCGTATCACTACCACTAAGTGTTTGTAATCTTACACCACTTAAATCTCCAGTCGGTCCAGCACCTAATCTTGTTATATCTGTAGATGTTATTACACCACTTGCAGTAGCATCTAAAAGGGTTTTAACATTTGTTACTCCTACTGATAGAGCAGGTGCATCAACTTCTAAGTTTATGTTTGAACCTGTCACTAATAGATTTCCACTAATGATTTGGTTTCCTACAAATGTATTACTTCCTGTTGTTGCTAATCCTAATTCAGATACCGTTTGTGGTATTGGTTGATTAGTTCCATTACCTATCCATAAATGTCCGCTTTCTAAGTTAGGGAGTGTTGCAGGGCCTGGGTTTAATACCAATCCTTTACCTCCACTTCCTCCTTTAGTAACTACACCTAATAATTGTGTGATTGAATTACTTCCTGTTGGTCTAGATGTACTATATCCTCCACCTTCAGCAACATATATTGTATCTCCAGCTACATAGCCAGTTAAATCTAATCCTTCTATCAATCCTAATACAATACCTCTACTATCTGCTGCTGCTCCTATTGTCTCACTCGCTATATATGTAACAGGCATTTTAGTTGATACTGCTGCATCTGCTTTATATACTATTGCTTTAGCGCCTTCTGAACCAGAAATGTATAATGGGTCACCTTTAGTTATCGCTTCTCCTGTGTATATTTCCTCTACTATTAAATTTATGTTTTCAGCATTTTCAGCAAATGAAGCTGTTAATGCAAATGATGCAGTAGTTGCAAATGATGCACTAGCTACACTACCTAATAGAAATGAAGCAGTTTGTGCGAATGATGCTGATAATGCCTGAGTTGCAAAAGATGCAGTACCATTGAATACATTTGCGAATACCGTATTTGCATATATGTTAGATGATGCACTTAAATTAGATGCGGTTACATCATTTTCTACAAATATAGAACCACTTCCTGCTGCTCCTGCTAATCCAATTATTTCTATTCCACTAAATCTAGCTAAACCATTTAATCTCATTCCTGATGATGTAATAGGTAAGTTAGTATAGAAGTGTCCAGTTCCTTGTGGAGATGTTACTTCTACTGAACCGCTATATACATGCAATGCAATCCCATCACCTTTACCATATAATGCTAATGTTTCTCCTCCACCATTTGTACTAGTTCCACTTATGATTAAAGAACCAGTAATAGTTTGTGGGTTAACAGGTGAGTTATAGTTTACTTTATTTGCACCTAATGCAGATATTTGTGTTGATACTGATGAAGTATATGTTTGGAATGAACTCGTTAATAATCTTGTGTTAATATCATTCTGTAATGTACTCGCACTAGCACTCAATTGAGCATCTGTTGCGAATGTAGTATCTAATGAAGAACTGAATCCTAATAGTTGTGCAATTGAACTACTCTGTGCTAAATCTGTTACTGCTATAGAAGCTGATAACGATGATGTAGCTGCATTGATTGAAGCAGATACACCACTAGCCGCACTAGCAGTATATGAATTAAAAGAAGATGTTGTTACAAAATCACCACTTACTCCACCACTACCTGTCGCTATTGTAACAGGGAATGTTGAACCATCACCTTTAGTAAATGTTATTACATTACTTACAGCTGATGCGGTTAATAGTAATGAACCTGTGTTTACTCCACTACCACTTACTGAATTTATTCTACTATCAAAAGAAGCACTTATTACTTCCTGCGATGCTGTATAAGCATTGAAAGATGAAGTGTTTAACTTTGTGTTGATGTTATTCTGTAATGTAGAAGAACTAGCGTTTAATTCTGCAGTACTTACAAAGTTTGCATCTAATGAAGCACTAAATTGCTCTAATTGTGCTATATCACTTGTCCAACTTGCACTATCTGCATTATAGGTTACCTCATCAACTAAGGAATCAATTAAGTCCTGGTTGAAATCTCTTAAAAGGGTAGGTGTAATGAATCCTGTGTTATTGTTAGGAAAACTACTATTGTTCTCTACCGTCAATTGCTGTTTTGTTAATTCAGACATATCTGTTTATATTTTCTTTTATCTATATATTAAACCCATTACTGAAGCCTGAACTGAATCCTCCTAATTGAGGTGTAGGATATATTGTTTGTCCGATACCCTGCTCCATCAATGCTCCATTACAACATTTTCTACTGTAAACATTCGTATCCAAACACAAACATCCCCTTCTGGAGTTCTTTGGAGAACTCTTTCCTCTAGTCGGACCTAAGTATATTCCGCTATTCTTTCTTTGGTTCTGTGATTGTGATGGTGTTCCCATAATGAGTCGTTTGTAGATTTAACAAATTCAACAAAAGATTTTCTACCTATTTCATCTTTGCTATACTTTCCTTATGTATTAACTGCTCTAAATGTGCTTTATCGTTGATATAAGCTAGATAAAGGAGAGCTTTCTCTAATGGAAGCCTTACTACATCATCAAACTTTAGTATGTCTCCGCCTGAAAGGGTGTAAATGGAAGAGTAAGCTTTCCACTTTTTTCCAAAATTGTAAGAATGTTGGTTGGAATCTCCCCAGTCTCCGTCAAATACTTCAGGATACCTTTCTGACAATCCTGAAGTAAATTGATAAAAAAACCTAATGCCCCAAAGTGTACCTCCATATCCACATTTAAAAATATATCAGGATTGATTACTCCATTGTATGGTTCTATTTGATATGAAAGACCTATCTTCTTTGTAACAGGTCTATACAGAATACTCATTACCTCATGCCACTTATCATCTATTGTTAAGTTCTCATACTTTCCTAAATCCACATAAGCTCCATAAGCCATTTGTGATAGGTTAGGTTCAAAGCCGTATTCCTTTCCATCTACTTTGATAAATTGTTGTAGTGGATACTCTGTCTTCTGCATAAAGCTACCTAAATCATTTTGTATTGCAGTGTATGTTTCAATATCCAATTTGTTTATTGTCTGTGCATCTACACCACATAAGTGATAGAATAATACGGCATAGATTGCTTCATCATTATCCTTATAGGTTTCCATATCCTTTCTCATCCTTAGATACTTCTCCAAAGATACAGCACTCCATTTAGTTGGTACTGTAATCGTTATTTCTTGCTTCATATTGTCTTATTATGTTTTTTAATTGCTTTGTTCTTGCCATCTCATTCTTAAGGTAAGCATCTATTGCTATTACTCTAGCATTTAACTCTTCGTTAGCTTCTAATAGTTTACCTACTAACTCTACTAATTGTTCCACTTCTTCTTCGGTATAACGGCTCATCGTATTGATATATTATAAGTTCCTCTGTTCTTTCCCGCTTTACTAGCTCTCATCATTGCTACATAGCGACAGGCATCTACTCCGTGATTATTTATATCCTCTGGTTCGTTCGTTGTATTCCCTGCCTTATCTTTCTTCCAACTATAGGAAAAGAACTCATTGATGAGGTTGCTAGAACGTTTAGTCAGTAAGATACGATTCTGTTTCATTACATCTATACCATTCACTATACTATCCTTACCCTTCACTACTGATTTAATGTTTATGCCATATCTGAATATCTCATCTCTAAGGCGTGGCTCACTACTATCTATCCATACTTCGTTTCTCCCAAAGTTCTCATACGCACCTAATATAAAATTAGCTAATTGATTTGTCAGCAGACCTTTCATATAAACTATCTCATCATAGATTATATCTGATTCATATTGATACATACCTACTATAGCCGATGGGTCATTAGAGTATCCAGCATCAAAGCCGTATCCTAATAACTTAGCATCTTCAGGTATCTCATCTATAATACTAACGTTATCAAATATGATTCCTTCTACCATACCGAACTGAGCATTACCATATACTGCATAATACGATGGTGATATATCTTTTAATCTATCAATCTCATCTGCTATCCTCTGGTCTAAGAATGGGTTATCTCTATAGGTGGATACATACTCTTCTGCCTGTGGATGTATTGCTACCTGCTTATATATCCAATGTTGTTTACTGAATGATGGGTTGTATGCTAGGATAGTTTTGTATGTAGTACGAATAAACAACTGAAAGAAATCCTCATAGTTCAATTCGTTTGCTTCATCTACAAATAAGTAATCTCTTTTTGTTCCCTTTCTCTTTTCCGCATCGTCAATGGATAGGAACTCAATCATACTACCATTATTAAAACGGTAGGCTTTTTCTGTGGCTAAGTAACGTTCTTCCTCCCAAAGGTGTAATTCCTCCATTATACTACGAAAGTCTCTTAGCGTTGAGATACGGAGGGATGGGAAGGATTTACGAACGATGGATATAATAGTGTTTGGTTCTTCTATTGCTTTTACTATAAGATACTGAACTGCACTATAAGATTTGCCTGAACGTGAACCGCCTCTTAGTAGTACAATCTTTCTATCTGAGTTTATATCCTCAAATGTTTTACTTGTCTGTATCTGTAGTTCCATTCTTCTTAATTTCTATAACTATCTTATCAACCTTATGCTTTAACTCACCTTCTATTTCCATCTTTGTCTGCTTAGGTAAAACATAATCAATTAACTTACTAGCTATTTCAACTGCTTTGGCTGGATTGTATTTTCTTATCTTATCCAAATCAGTTTCTAATCTTTCCAATTGGTTTCCTACTATCTGTGTAATGATAGCTTTTAATTCGGCTGTAGTCTTATTGGTTACACCTTTCTGTCTACCACCTGTCTTTTTTCTCTTTGGTTCTATCTCTTCCATAATCTATTTCCTTCTAAATTAGAATATATTTGTATATATAATAACAAACATCACTAATCTTTTTTTGGTTTGAATGGATTGGTTAGCTTTTCCTTTAGATGTTCCTTTATCCTTTTAGTATGCATATAGGTTGTACTAAGTGATATACCAATCTCATCGGATAACTTTTGTAACGTCATATCATCATTGAAATAGTAATGTTCAAAGAGTAGAGCTGAGTGCCAATTCTTTTCTTTCTTAAGGGATTCTAATTCCCCTATCATTTCATTCCAACACCCTTCAAACCTCTCATCACTCTCTATATCATACTCTTCATATACTAATGAGGTATCACTCTCTCTTATCTGTGTTGTCTTACTTCCTCTCTTCTTACCATTTATAAAACGGCTATGTATAAATGCTCTGAGATACATTAGATTGAAACTTGTACTATACCATAGATTAGAATTAGGTCTTTCCGCCAAATATAGATAAAGTTCTGCTACTAACTCTTCGCCTTCTCTTTTATCTTTAGTAATGTTATTAGCTACAGATTTCAACCATCCACTATGTGAAATGTAAAGATGTTCTAATCTTTTATTTGTTTCCGACCTTAATTCTAAACTACTACTTGTCATTCTCCGTTACATAGTTTCGTAAATGTTCTACGGCTCCTGCCCACAATCCACCACTACTCTTACACATACACGGCTTTGGTTCTCTCGTTGATTTAATTCTTGTGTATGTATTCCAAACGTAATCAGTTAGGTGATTTGGTAGATTGGTTGTGATTTCACTTAAGGTGTTCTTTAACTCCGTAAATTCACTTTCTGTTAGGATACCATACATTGTTGGTGGTATAGTTGTCGCTGTTATTTGTTCCATACATTTAATGCTTTTTCTCTTTGTTGTTGTTGAATATGTTTTACGATTGGTGTATCGGTTAAATCTAATTGACCTGTTGCATTAGTTGGTAAGTAGGTATTATGAATATAATAATCATTCACACCTATTCGGTTGTATAATACATAACCATAATTATACATTGTTCTTCTGTAGTTATGGTCTTCAAAGTTATTCTCTAATGCTATTATCTTTGGTTGATACTTCTTTACATCTAATCCTTTCATTACATCTAACTCTGTTCCTTCTGTATCAATTGAAATGAAATCTATGCTCTCAATCTTTTCACCCAATACTTTTCCCCATTCATAAATCAATACATTAAGAGTTCTTTTGTTTACTAACTCTAATCTCTGGTCTTCAATTAAGTGATTGTGTTGTTCAATCAATTTTGCATTAGGATTCAATCCACTAACAGCAGTTTCATTCCCACCTTTAAGTGTATAGATTGTCATTCCTACATTATCCTCACATATATCACCTGCAGCACAATTGAATACATGGGGTCTGTTTCTTTTAGCCTCTGTAAACAATTGTGGGTTAGGTTCAATCAAAAGTGTTTTCCATCCCTTATCTTCTAAACATTTTGTAGGTGAGCCATTGATTCCATCTGCTCCTCCTACTTCTATCGCATATCCAAATGATTGCGTGTATTCTGATAGTATAAAACTATCTTCGTTAAACTGTCCATAACTCATATTATTCTTCATTTATTGGTTTGAATGTTGATTGTGTTTTTCTATCTTCTAATAGGTTAAACTCTTCGTTTAGTTTTCTTTCCATCTCTTTGATTTCTTTAGCAGTATAGTGACTCCTTTGTCTTTGTAAGTTCTTCTGTGCTTCTGGTATATCCTCTCTGTCGGAAAATATATACTTCATCTTTTCTTCATCATTGAGTATCTCATCTAGTATCCTTCGGTTCTTTTCCCTAATATAAATCATAAACTCTGCTGGGTCTTCATGCACCTTAAACACTCTACCCTCCTCTCGTAAATGTCCAATTCTTTTCTCGTCATCGTGGTATTTCATCTTATAGTTTAACTTATAGAGTTGATAACCATTTAATTCACTATTTTCAGCTTTCTCCTGTCTTAATCTATCAAAACGGTCTCTAGCGTATTTACGGCTTCTTTCTAGCTTTTCTTCCTTAGACAGATGGCTTAAATCTTCTTTGGGGGCTTTGATTCCATTTGCTGGTCTCCCGCTGCCTGTACCGCCCATTAGAATAATTTTATTTGGTTACACTCTCCATCGTATTGCGGATTAGTTAAACGATTCAACCATTGCTTCCTTTCACAGCATCCACAACTATCCGAATTGAAGAAGCGTTTTGCAATCAAAAGTGCTAAACGCTCTCCATATCCGAATGTAATTATTTCTATTAAAAACTCTAACCAACTTCCTAGCTTAATCCATTTCATATTACCAGAATTTTCTTTTATTAGTTTCATTTTGTATTCTTTGCTTTGCGATTTCATAATACTCTTCCTCTCTTTCTATACCGATAAACTCCATACCTTCTAATACTGCCGCTTTACCTGTCGAACCACTACCCATAAACGGGTCTAATACTACTCCACCTTTTGGTGTCACTAAACGAATAAGGTATTTCATTAGTTCGGTTGGTTTAACGGTTGGGTGATTGTTTTTTGTTGTAGTAGTAGATGGTCTATATTCTACATCATCATTACACTCACTATGGTCATTTGTTCCATTATGAGTTTTACCACAATCTTTACAATATACTGATGATGAGTAGTTACCTTTACCAGTTTGACCTGGTCTTTGCTTTTCCTCTAACTCATCACACCCTTCGTTCCTATCCTTCTTTGATGCTTTCGGGCAATAGAAGAACCTGCTTGCTCCACCTTCATCTCCGTAGGTATTATCATCACTATATAATGCATTTGATGGAGTATAAGTGTTAGTGTATTCTGTTTTCTTATTGTTATGTGCTCCTCTTTTAGTTGATTTCTTATTACCACTTTGTTGGTCTAATATGTAGCAAGGGCAGTTAGGGTCTGTGTGTATATTACCTGTATCAGTATAATTTGTTCTTTGTATATCATTATATCCCCATTCATGAGTTAGATTTACATTATCTCTACTACCTGAACTATATTTAATTTCTCCTTTATCTCCTTCAATTACTTTTTCACAAGTGCATTCAAAGATAATGTTTGCAGGAAATCTACCATTCATATCAACTTGTTCCGATTTAGATGTTCCATTACCACCAAAGAATGTGCCAGTTCCTTTTCTAATATCTTCTTGATGTTTCTTATCATAATCATCTGTATATCCAATTCTACAACCATCTATGTTTAATCCACCTACACCATATTCTAATACATTGTCCGCAACTGTCCCAATTAATGGTTTTCTAGCCATAACGATTGGTTCATGTGCTGGTTTAAGAGCAGTTCCCCAACCCTCCCATTGAGAGTTTCCTTTATCAACATAAACTCCTGCATTTTCTCCTTTGCCTAATAAAGTATCACTTACAAAAGAACCTTTACCGTCAGATTTTCTACCTTTCTTATTTGGATTTTCTCCAACTACCTCTCTCTCATTACCTTCAATCTTATCTATTGCTTTACCTATGTTATGAGACTTAGGAAACCCACTACCATATATCCACATAATCTGGTCTCTAATCTCAAACCCTGCATCTTCAATCCTTACTGCCATTCTGTGATATGTTCGGCTACCTGCAAATGAAAGGATATGACCTCCTGGTTTAAGAACACGAAGGCACTCTTCCCAAATAGCCTGTGATGGAACATCGTAATCCCATTTCTTACCCATAAATGCTAATCCGTATGGTGGGTCTGTAACTATACTATCTACTGAATTGTCTTCTAATTCTTTTAATTTATCTAAACAATCTCCTAATAATAATTTCATATAACTTTATTTTATCTTTGCTATGTTTAATGTCTTTCCCATTTTGTGATAATGGCGTATCCAAAACGTTTCTTGTGCCATTCCTCTCGCTCTATCTTTTGTTTTCAACTCTTCAATTAGTATTACATCGTGTCCATCCCAACCGTATTTGTCTATACTTTCGTGTAGTTTAACATAAGCACCATGTCTACTTTTGTAATCCATTTTGTGGCGAGATACTCTTATGTTTATATCTTTGTGTTGAGTGAAACCTACATAAGTTTCACCTGTTTCTTTACAAACAATACCATAGATTTTACAGGTATCTAATTCGTAATAATGTTCCCAATAATCTCTGATGTAATCTCCTCTTTTAATTCGGTATGCTTCCCAATAATCTGGATTTTCTCTATTGTATTTCTCAACCTTTTTCATTTGACAAGGTTTACATAAAGACATATATCCGCAGGTTCTACCTTTGTTTCTATGGTAATGTTCTCTATCTAAGGGTTTTGTTTCTCCGCAGTGTGTGCAGGTTTGTGTTATTGTGTTTGCCATCTATAATATATATTAAGTTAAAGTCCCAAACAACAATTGAATGGGACTTTTTTTGTGATTTATTTTAATTTTACTTTATATTTTTCTGCTATTTCTTCTATTCTTTTTTTAGATATATTTTTAGCATACCCATCACTTTCTATGAATAGAGCCCATCTAAATTGCTGTTCGTTCATTGGTAGTTTTTCAAAATCTGTTTGTGTAATTCCTGTATTCATATATTATTTGTTTTAGTAAGAGGGGATTGGTTACCCCTCTTTTGTTTAGTTTCTTAATTTTTCTTCTTCTTTTACTATTTCATTCCATCTTTGTTTAGCGATAAAGTATTCTTTCTTTGGGAATGTTCCGTTCCATCCAATTCCACCATACTTTTCATACTTTTTCATAATGATTGCCGCTTCTTTTCTTGTCATTTCTTTTGTGTTTGTCATTGTTTTGTTGTTTGATTTATACAAATATACGAATAAATAGTGACATTTCCAAATATATTTTACACTTTCTTTATATTATTTATGGACATAAAAAAGGGGGTATTAAACCCCCTATAAATGATACTGCGTTGAAATAACAAAATGTCGGCAAACTTTAATGTATGTGCAGTATCAATATCTCTATAATTTAATAACCTCTTTAATCTTTGTTGGAATAACTGAAAACTCTCCATCTCTCATAAGTAATAAACAGTTCTCAAACTCATTCCAATTAGGTATCCAATCTTTAACTATCACACCATTTTCCTGTATAGATAAGTAGTTAACGGCATCAATCGTGAAAAGGGTATTCTTTTTCTTATTTATCTTGATGCATCCAGCTATCTTAAAGTTATATTCTGTATTAAACGTGATGAAGATTTCATTCTCATCAAAACGATTCTGTAATACAAATATATTACTATTAGGTCGGAATACTTCTCTTATCTCCTGTAACTTATTTCGGTAATCTTCAGTACTGCTGAAACACATTAGTAAAACTCTCATAGAGTTATAACACTCTACTTAGAAACTTTTTGTGTTACCTACTGTCTTCTTATTGCAACTATTGACGAAATAATACAGAGATTTAAATTGTTTAAAGCTCATATTACTAAACTTATATACTGAATCAATTATACCTTTAGTAAGATTATAGTAAGGATGCTTTCTATTGTTTTCCATTGTCTCTGATACAATAATTAGAAATCCTTTAATCTTTTCAGCGTCTAATTGCTCATACCTGAATAGTATTTGTGCTTCTTGTTGCTCTTTAGTCATAACTTATTTTTATTGTTTTAAGCTAAGCAGCTATAGTGTCAAACTGCTATACTTCTGAATTAGATACACCTATCCTATCAGTCCCACAATACTCACTCTATAATACTACCAATGTAGCGTAAATAGAATAGGTGGGTGATAAGAAATACTCCTGAAATGAGTACCCTACCATTGAGTATTATCGTCCAGTTCCCTCATCGGTATCACTACGGTAGTATTTCAACTACGACCTCAATTGTCTATTATCTCCCTTAATAGTTTCCAGGTTCAAATGGTTGGTGAAACCACCTTAGATAAAGTAATACACAAATATACGAAATATATTTGAGAAATCCAAATGTTTTAGGAATTATGTTTTATGATTTATGTTTGCCCTCTACCATAAATATATGTCAGAAATCCCAAAACATAGGGAAAGTGGAATTATTTTGTCAATCCAACACTTTTCATCCATTCGGTGATACGTTGGTTTTCTTTCATCAGTTCATCATATCCTTTCTGAATATCAGCTTTGATGGTTTCTAACTCTGACTGGCTCATAACTTATTTGATTTTAAGGTTAGTAATGAATTGAAGTTCTTCGGTTGAAACATCTCTATTGTGTTTACCAATGATAACACCCATAAGAAATGCTTTAATAAAATCGGTATCTACCTTACCCAAAGTTGAAAGGCAAGTTCCGATTGCGAGGTTCAAATACTCATTTTGTAATCTGTTCATAACTTATCTTTTGATTATACCACAATATACTACCTTTCGCTCATAAATCCAAGCATTATTTCACTTATTTTTACCCTTTTGACGTAACTCGTTGATAATCAATTAAGAACTTTTAGACATAAAAAAACCCCATTTAAGAGGTTTTAGAGTAAGATATATATAAAGTATCCCCTTTGGGATTTGGGTTCGGCAAACGGAGGATTTGACGGGTACAGATTGATTATCTACCCTGCCCTCTATATCGTTTTGGTTTCTGTTCTTTAGGGCCGTAACCCTTCTTAGCTTTTCCAGTACTTCTTTTACCAAAGGATACTTTGTTTGAACTTATACTCTTTGCCATATATTACTATTTTTCAGGTACGCAATTAGGTACGCTTCTTCCGCCCATCTCCTTTGTGCCGATTGCAATATATCCTTCCCAACATGCATCTTCTAATCCACCTTCTTGTAGATTGATACCTTCGTACTTAGAATCAAATGCAATTCTTGCCATTACCTTTGTTTTAGTATCTGTAATCTTACTCATCTTATCTCTATCGTAATAAGATTTACAAACTGCATATCTTTGTGGTTCATCTGGGAATGATTCTGATTCTTCACTCATACATCTACTAATGAACTGCTCTTCTGTTTCTGATTTACCTGGTCTAATTGGCATAATATATATTTTTAATTTATTTCGTATGTTACTCCGTTAAGTTCTAATTTCGTTATGTTATCGTACACAAATGTTCTGTAATCCCCTTTACTCATATCGTACATTATCATATAACCGTATGCATTATAGTTGTATGGTACACCGGGGTTTCTACTCGGTCCATTAAATGTGAACACTTCTCTCCCACTATAATCATCACCCTCTAAAGTAGAACCCCATATCTTAAATGGTGTATTCTTATTTGATAAGGTTAGAGAACGCAATCTTCTTACAG